CACCAGTCATACCGCCGTCATTTGTCCATACAGACCTCGACGGCAAGCGTGCCCTGTGCGTCCACGAAAACTCCGCGCCGCTGTACAAGCATGTCATCCTGAAAGATGGTGACAACAATCTGTATTGGCTTGACTATGGCGTTGGGGTGGAGCCAGAGGAACTTGATTCAATCCCGGAAGGCGAGACGCTCGTCGCCATCCAGCCAATAGGGAATACACTTGTACTTCTCACCGACAAGCAGACATTGTACTACCTGTGGAAGGAAGGCGAGTACGTCAGCCTCGGCACGATGCCAGAGCTGGAACTGCGCTTCGCCAATGTATTTGACGAGAACAAAATATACACAATAGAAGATGTTGGGGATTTAGATTTAGGCAGCATCCCAGACGAAGACCAGGACGATGTGACAAACGCCGTGCTCGCAAAGGCAAACAAAGCCATTGCAGACGCCACGGAAGACGGCTGCTTCATCATGCCATACTTCGTCCGATATGCCTACCGCCTCTACGACGGGACAACCACAAGGGCGTCAGCTCCCATCCTGATGCTGCCATCATTGCTGGCGCCATTTCTTGTCCCCTTGTCTGGCAATGACAATGCTACGATATACTGTTCTTTATATAAGATAGGATATTTCTGCGATTTCAACCAGCTCCAATCACTCAAGCAGTGGAAAGATATTGTCACGGGTATCGACTTCTTTGTGTCCGAGCCTATATGGAACTACAATCAGGCCGGCAAGTGTAAGAAAGTTGTGGCACAAAGCACATACGCAGTTTCTACCCCCGTCTCCAACAGCGACTATATATGCTTTGACGGCACCCAAGTGCTCACAATGCCGGGCAATATAACATTTCAAAAATACATAGAGCTGCCGCAGTTTGACAATGGCATAGAGGAAAGCATACGCAGGGTATGCAACTTCCACCTGTACAAAAGCCTGACTCTCGACGAGGTGGAGATTCCCGACGTATCGACAGACGAAGAGGAACAAACCTCCGACCGTTTCTGGCACCCTGTCGTATTAGATGGGCACCTGCAGGCACTATCCAGCCGTGAGACATTACCCGACGGCTACGACAGCCACGACACTATCACAGCCGCATCGGCATTCACCTTCAACGCACGCCTCACATTGGCCAACATCACCAAAACACTATTCAAAGGTTTCTCGCCACTTTGCACTTTCAATGCAGTGACCAATGAGATAAGAACTACTACCTCCGACCCAAACCGAAAGTTTATCCGTGTTAAGGCTTTTACATCGGTCAATACTGAAAGCGGTACAAAGGTTGTTGAGAGCAATCTAACGCTTGAACGAAGTCCAATAGTGCAACTGGACACAGCATTGCCAAGATGGTTCTATTACCCAAACTCCAAGGCGTCGCGCACCGTATGGGTGACTGTCAAGCTCGACGGCAGCAGTTCTAAGGTATGCGTTTACGACCTTTCCATGCGCTCGCACGACTACCTCAATGGCGCTTACTACCTGGCACTGCGACACGCTGACCAGCCAACTCCCATTGTCACCATCACATGCAGCGAGGCAGACGCGGAGGCATTTTTCGCCGCACCTGCAACTATAGACGGATTCCCAGTTAATTCCGTCTCGTCTCCAGCCACCGTGACGCAGCCAAACAAGACATACACCTCTGAGATTAACAACCCATTCTCCTTCCCGCTCACCTCCATCAACACCGTGGGAACGGGGAAGATACTGGGTCTCGCAACCACCACCACGGCATTGAGTCAGGGACAGTTCGGACAGTTCCCCCTATATGCCTTCACAGACGACGGTGTGTGGGCATTGCAGACATCTGCCACCGGTTCGTTCGTTGCCGTACAGCCAGTCAGCAGGGATGTGTGCGTCAATGCCGAGAGCATCACCCAGACCGACAATGCAGTGCTCTTCGCAACAGACAGGGGTATCATGCTGCTGAGCGGCTCAAATACAATATGCATCTCCGACACACTTGAGAAAGACCTTGCCAATATATCGGGAATGCCAGGGATGGACAAGTTCCTGAAGATACCGGACATCACACTTGACTCCACACCTTTTATGACGTACATCAAAGGCGCACGTATGATATACGACTACGTCAACCAGCGCATCGTACTATACAACCCAGGAAATGGATACGCCTATGTGTTCAGCCTCAAGTCAAAGAAGTGGGGCATGATGGCAGGCCAGTTCCTGACACACGCCAATGCCTATCCCGAAGTGGTCGTACAGGACAACAAATACAATCTCGTTGACCTGTCACCCACCACACCGCAGACCGGAACAGTGAAGGGACTGCTCATCACACGGCCACTTAAACTTGACGGTGCCGACATTCTCAAAACCGTCAACACGGTGTTGCAGCGTGGCAACTTCGACATACACGCCACTGGCCGAAGACCCATGCAGCAGGTGATATGGGGCAGCCGCGACCTATACCGCTGGGACATCGTGTCAAGTTCCTCTGAGTGGTACATGAGAGGCTACAGGGGCACACCCTACAAGTATTTTGTTATCGGTGTAGTCTGCGATCTGACACCCGACGAACGGCTGGTGGGAGCCACTATACAGTACGAACCAAGATACATCAATAAGCCAAGATAGCAATTTGTGTACTCATAACATGGTTTGGCGCATTGTCCGTGAGGATGGTGCGTTTTTCTGTGTCCCGCTGCATATCATCACAGCCCAGTTTGTCCGTACGTAGCGGTTGCGCCGCTGCCTGACAGCCTCTTTTCAAATCTCTCCATGGCATCTGCCACCGTGTCGTCCAGCAGCTTCGCATAGACCTGCCTTGTTATCTTCGTGCTGCTGTGGCCAAGGATTTTCGCCACCACCTCCATCTCCACGCCCATGTTGAGCAGCATGGTCGCGCCGGTGTGTCTTGCCCAGTGACTTGATATCGGCTTCTTAATCTTTGCCGACATTGCCAGCACTTTCAGGTATTCGTTATACTTCACGTTGCTCATCATTGGCAGCTTGCCGTGGTATTTATCGAGGATGGCCTGCGCAGGTGCCAGCAGCAGGAAGGTAAACTCCTGCTTTGTCTTGCCACGGTTTGCCGTATAGACCTTGCGCCCGCGTACCTCTTTTATATTAGATGCGTCAAAAGCATTCAAATCGGTGTACGACAAACATGTGTACGTCTGGAAGACAAACAGGTCAAGTGCGTGCTGCAGGTAGTTCGTCGCAGGCTCCAGCGCCTCCATACGCCTGAACTCGTCCAGCGTGAGATACTTGCCGATACCACCGCTGCTCTTGTCCTTTTCAATGTGTACGTGCTTGTACGGATTCTTCCTGATTATCCCGTCATTGACAGCATCCAGTATGAAGGAGTTGAGGAATCTGTGATAGTTGTTCCACTTGCTGTACGGCTTCAATCCCTTCCTCCGGAGCGCCGCATCCATCTTCATCACATTCTCCTCGGTCAAATCATCAAAGGTCTGCATACCTCCCCACTTCTCAAACCACCTGAGAAAACGGTCGTACCTCTCGCAGCTGTCAGCCGCACGCCCGTACTTGCGCACCGCCGCACGCTCCATCATGTATGGCAGCAGCTTCTGTCTTACATTCTCCGTTGCGTCATTTTTCTGCTTGCCATTGATAGCATCTACGATTGTCGCCATGTCCAGAGTGCCCGCCCGCGTCAGGTCGTTGACAACCTTGCGAGCCTTCGCCACGTACGCATCCAGTGTGTCCTGCAGCTCCAGTGCGTCAATGCGGTTCACTATCCTGCCATTTCTCCACTGACGAGGCAGCACGCGGATGCCCGTCGTGGCGAATCTCTGCTTGCGCTGCCAGGTGATTCTCAGTTCAATACTTCCTTCCTTCTTTGCCGTCGCCCTGTGCTGGCGGTCAAAGATTAATTTCATAGTTGGTGTTCCCATAATGTTGTATGTTAGTTAATGATTTGGTATTACAAAAATGTAATAGCATGGTATTACTTTTGTGATATATGATACTACAAGATGACACATAAAGGCTCATCATTTTTAGAGGGTTGTTATCCCCTATAATGCTTAATACCAGTAACTTACCAACGTAACTCGTTGATTATGAGGAACAAAAAAAGAGGAACCATTGCGGTTCCTCAAGCGGAGAGAGAGGGACTTTCTCGACCTCGCATCTCGTTGAGGCTCACCGCTTTAACGATTATCTTTAGTTGCCTGGTATTACAATGCTATTACGCTTCTTTGTTTATTTGTCAATAAATATCTTTTATCATTGGTACTAATGGTGCAATGAAG